GAGAAAACGTACATTAAACATTAAAGAACATATTCCAATTCTCTAAGAAGCTTTTTTGTAAAGGCCTAGTCCGAGAAAAGTGATCTGATTCTCATCAGGGTTAAATCCTCATCATTGTCCACTATCCCGACTATTGCTTTGATGAGTAAGTCTGAAGATCTCGTGTTCAGTAAGTATTCGTTGAGAATTGTGGCCTCAGTTAGTATTGATTTTAACTTGAATCTCACTTCATTCTGCTTCTCAGTGAAATACTCATCTAAATCAAAATCATTTGCTCTGTATAATTCACTTATTCCTATTGAAAATCCACCGGAAATTTTGAGAATATTTCCTATGCTATACTCTCTATTAATGAACTCAACGACTTCATCACTTAGTGGTTGCACTTCGGCTACATTCATGGTGGATCTTATCCCCTCCACATACTTTCTCAGAAACAGAATGGATAATTGCTCAAAATCTGATTCTAAAGATGATAACATCGTGTTGAATTCTTCTTTGCTCATCATTTGCGATCTTGTTTCTAGCTCTGCAGATTGTTTCTCAATTAGCTTTAGAAGCATATCCGGCTCAAGTCCTCTTTCCATCATTATGTCTATGGTGTATCCAGTCTCTACTGCTTCCTCATTGAATTTCTGCCTGGCGTACTCTATACATTCAGTTCTAACATCAGACATTGCGTCTGGTGATAATCTGTTGTTGTTTAGAACCTCCCAGAGATCATCCTCAGTTTCCAAGGTAACTTCTAACTCTTCCTCTGCTGCTGGCTTTTTCTTGATAAAAATTGACTTGTTTGAATTTCTGTCTGACAAAAAAAACTCAAAATGCTGGATGATCTCTCCTCACCATCAATGAAGCCTTTTAAATCTGATTCCCCAAACTTGAGATTGCTTCTTTGAATTATTCCTTTCTTGTCATGACTGTTAACCTTCATCAAAATCATAAGTTGCAACCACCTAAGCTTCATCATTCTCTTTGCCTCTTTTGAATTCCATAACTCGTTATGTTGAGAAGAGTACTCCCAGATCAAGGGATTTTTTACGTTTCTGTACACAGACATAATCTCTCTTCTTTCTTCCTTTGTTAAGTTCTTTTTCTTCATCTCTTGTCTTGTCAATTTTCTGTTGAGATTTTTTTCTTTTTTTGGCAAGAAAATCTTTATGAAGGAAATTCCTTAATTCTCTCATCTCAATCTCATTTTGATTTCTCAAACTCTCCTTAAGACTTTCTGATAAATTCCTGAAATTCTCAATTATTTTAGAAACGTTATGCTTATCATTCACAACAAAATTTACATCCTTCTCTTCTCTTCCAGTCACGTATGAGAATAGACCCTTGAACTGATCTAGGCCTAATGATAAATTATGGAATATATTTTGCCTCAATTTATCTTCTTTCAGGTAAATACATGAGAATCTCTCATCAGCGTATGGAATGTTTGATCTTAGTCTTGAAGAATACAAGGTTATCCATTTTCCTCTGAACTGAGCTTGTATTTCTACTCCTTTTGAGAATACAGCATTCACTCTGATTCTTGAGTTAAACTTAGCAGAAGTCAAGTTCTCATTGATAAAAACTGAGCATTGCTTTGAACTGTCCTTTGACAACTGAGTTATGGTTCCCTTCTCTATATCATAGTAATTCAAGCTCTCATCCTTTACTGCTGCTGTTAAATTCAGTCTATCTCTTAGAATCTTAGTAAGAAGACTGGCATTTGATAACAGGTGTGACATCTCTCGTACTTCCATCTTCAATATTCTTTCATTTCTTACGAGAAGTCTTATTGGTTTATCATCAAATACTAGGATTATTTCACCATCTCCTTTGTAGATTCCTTTATCATTCTTGTGCTGCTCCTTAACAAACCTATATTTGACTCCCAATTTGTGAGCTCCTTCGAAAGCATTTATGATCGTTTTTACTCCTTCTTGACCCACGCCGCCCATTGACATGTTATTGATCATGAACACACATGATAAGTCAGAACTTAGTGATTTGACCTCGCTTTCTGAATAACTAAACACAGTCCCAATGTTAAGCGGTGTTAGCAGGTTCTTAAAATTGTCCAAATGATTATCCCCTAGAGAATCATGAGTTAGGCAATATCTGTCTAAAAGCTTTTTTGCTTCTATCAATTTGTCCTTTAAGGAACTACCTATTTCTTCTTTAAGCTTAATCGTCTTAGCAATTGTTGTTTTTATTGAGATGAGTTGTCTGCTTCTTGCATCTTTCACCATTATGTAATCATTTGACTGTGTCAGTCTCATTATTGACGACCATAGTGACTCATCATCTTTCCCTCTAGCTGCTGACATTGCAAATATTTGTTTAGGCTTTACGACAGTTCCTCTTATGAAGTCTCTCATGTTCATCCACCCTGTGAATGGCATGCTCATATCTTTCATATTTAGGTCTTTGATCTTACCCTTGCACCATGGATAAAGTCTTGTATACAAATTCAGAGATGAATAAATCTCTTGATTTGTGTTGAATCTTGGAAACTGTCCAGGAAACCAATGATGTTTCAAGCATTCACCCAATGGCACTATAGCAGATTCATTCATTGATATTAAACTAATCCCAGTTTTGGTCTGTCTTAGCTTGTTAGGTATCTCCACAAATTCATAATCATAAACACTTTCTGTAGCAAGCCTCATCCTCAAGAAACTTCCTGATGTCGGGAACACTTTGTTTAACAGGGTTGAGAAGCTTATAGTTGTGTTCGTCAATGAGCTTGCTCTCAAGTGTGACAGGTCTTTGTACAGCCATCCATTAAAATGACCGTAAATCTGTTTTGTTATGTTCAAACATAATCCGATGAGAGATGTCCAGAACTTTGCCCAGCCATCCATTGTTCTTAGTCTGACAGTCACAGAGGCACTCTGAAGAAGGTAGATTCCTGCAATATGCATCTTATAAGCACTGTTGAATGAGAAAGCATTAACTGCTCCAGAACTTTCTAGTTTCTTGTATATCATACAAAGACTCTCCATAACATTTTCTGGTTCTCTAAATAGGAAAGTTTTGTCATTCTCGACTACTGCCTCAAAGTGCTTAGGTGGCATCATTTTTGATAGCTGAGTTCTGTAATTGCTTGAGCCTCCGATTGATAGAGATACTCCTACTGTAGGCGTTCCATTTTCATTATAGTCATGATCAGCTTTTTCAAATAAGTACTCAAGAGTCCTGGCAGCATCTTTGTTTTCTTTAACTAACAAGAAATAATTCATGTCAAAGGGTGATAAACCACATGTCATTGGTAGAGTTGGAATGAAGTAACCTAGGGCTGGAGATTTAAGCTTCTTGCATAGAGGCCAATAGTGATCAAACCACTTATTTGAATCTAAGCCTAACATTTGGTAATGGCTGGATATTTGCATTAAGTTCATCAATTCACACTCTACTATCTTACCACCATTTTCTAGAAGTTGCTTTTGAGCCTCAGTCATCATTCGTTGCCTATCGATCATTTCCTGGGTTATTTTCAACTTAAGCCCTGCATAAATGTATTTTATAGTCGGTATCAAGGTTGTGCTAAATACTTTCCAAACTGAATTGAATTCCATTATTCCTGAAAATGATGGTCCAGTTGACTTTTCTTCTGAGTGAACCATGCAAGCCCATCTAGATAATTTAACATTGAAAAATGACATTACGGATGCTAGAACTTCCGTCCATTTAATGGTGCTCTCCTTGATGCCTTCGTGCTCAAAACTATCCTTCTTGCAACCAAACATTCTTATTGTCAGCGAATCATCAGAAGAAACAGCCCAAAACAAACCAAGCAATCTTATGAGCTCAAAGTTTTCGTTACCTTTAAGAGTTCTCAGTTCTGATTCTATGATGAATTTCTCCACTTCCATTGAGTACTCCGAAAAACTTGTATGTAATAAGGAACTAGTATAATGCAGTATTCCTTGCATCATGTTTGATAAGTTTCTTAGAAATATCTTACCTTTCTCAACTAACATTGGAGTGTGAGTATTCTTCAAAAATTCATTCTTGAGTATCCTCATAGACTCAGTGAAGGATTCGTATTTTTCCTCTGGCTTAGTGAAAAAATCATTTAACATTTCGAGTGGAAGCTCTAATTTCTTCAACGTCACCAAATTTAGAATTAGACTCTCGACCCTGATCAGATTATGATAAAAAGCATCGTCCAGCCCTTCTCTGTAGATTGCAGTTTTCAGGCAGCAGAATACTTTCATCATGAATTGTTGACACCATGTTGCCTTATCATCAGAATCAGACTCAGTGACCACAAGATTCATTTTATGTTTCTTTCTCTCGATATTCACTTCTGAAAAGAAGTCCTCAATTCTCTTCATCTTCTTTTCTCCTTTAGTGAGCATTTCTGTAGGCATCATGTTGCATACAGCTCTTGAGCAGGTTTCCATGAAATTGATCACAATTCGACTGACAATGTCTAGGACAAATATCTCTCTAGGTCCAGTGTGCTGAGCTTTCTTGAAAACATTAGCCATTATGTATCCTCTTTCTTGAACAATTGCAAATAATTCTGACATACACTCAAAAGGCTGCTTCTTAAGAAATATGTTTTTCATTAGTCTATCAAGCTCAGCTGCGTCTGTCTTAAACTCTTCATTATCTTTGATCATTTCATCATAAGTTTCTTTTGAGAGATGGTCTTCGTTTTGAATAAACTCATAATCACAACACTTAGCTGCATCTAGAATATTCTTAAATGTGCAATTGTCAACCTTAGGCTCCTTCATGGTTAATAGTCCCAACACATTGTTGAGAACTTTGGATCTCTTATTCATGGTTTTACCTTTCTTCTTGTCAGCATACATGTGTCTCAAATGTTCATCATGCTCCGGAAGATTTGCTGATGCTGAGAATGTAGAGTAATCTTCCCACTTTTGTCTCTTGAGAAACTTCAGTATTTCTTGTTTCATTGTGCTTAAGTATGTTACACCGTGCTTCCTCTTCAAGAATCTAGCAGCTGCCATACCACAAGAAGTCACAGTATCAACTCTAAAACTATGAGGAACATTCTGTCTAGACGAAAACTCTCCCATCAACTTGTAATTGTCTATGTTGTCATATAGTTTGAGTTCCTCACTCATGATCTTACCGAATATTACGAAATTTCCTTGTTTCATGTCACCTTCGTCCTTATTTCTGAAGACCCCCATGTAACTTAAGTAGAGCATTTGTTCGACATCATCTATCTCTCTGAGATTGACCCAAGAAATAAGTCCATTAATTTTTGAACCAATAGACTTAATAGCATCTGCATTGATTTCTTCCTTCTCAGAATCTTCGACCTTCAGACTTGGATTTTTTAGAGCCATCATCTTTGCTGCTTCTATTATGTTTTTACAACACCATAGTGAGAAAGGCGATCTGTAGAATTCTGGAAATTTAGACAATATTTTCCAAGTTCTTCTGATGGTCATTCCAGTTTTTATGGATTCCATATACATGTATCTACTTAATAGAGTAACCACTACTGTTGGTGTTTTAGACTCTAATGCCAGAAAGAACTGAGCCATCCAATGCTCTTGAATTGTAGGATCATCTGCTGGTCTTCCTTTGAATATTTGCTTTAAGTGCATAAGAACACAACACATTAGTTCATTCATGTTCAAATAATGACTGAGTCTGTGCTTATTTATTGAACAGAAATTGCAAAATGACCATTCTTCATTGTATGGTATCCATTGCTCAAACATCTTAGTCTTGGTCGTAAGTATCTGTTCATTCCTTATCAGAACAGAAAAGCTTATGTGTCCGTCTATCTTGTTTGGCTTCATCAATAAATAGGCACCAATTGAATTCATTCTTTTCATCAAAAACTCATCTCTTTGGGAGTATTGAGTTAACCCTGATGTCACTTCTGATACCATTCTTGAGAAGCAATGAAGAATGTTTGATGCATTTAGTTTATCATACTCTCTCATGTGAAATTTGGCCGATAACTCAAATCTCTTGCTGAGTTTCTCCCTGTTTTGAGAATCCCATTTCATTCTTCCGGAATCTCCCATCATTTCCCTCTGAGTTTCATCATAATCATCTAAGACCTTCCTGAATCTTTTATTTTCTATCATATTGTCATCGTCTTCTATGTCCTTGGGTGAGAAAAATTCTCTCTTTAGGTCTCCAGAAACCGATTTACTTATGTCGCTCAATATGGTAGAATCATAATCAAAAGGTATTTTTGAGTTCTCCTTATTCTCTTTCATGTATTCCTCATCTTTTGCTTCCTTTGATTGTACACCTCTTAGATGAAGCATGATCCTCTGATTTTCTGGTATTATAGCATCAAATTTGAATTGAGCTCCTCTTTTTCTTGTCGCCTCTCTTGTCATTTTCTCTTGACTTTTATCGTCTGACGGCAACATGAGCAATTCATCAGGGATTTCAATATCTTTCCCGTTCATCATTTTAAGTATCCTCTTCTGTTTCTTCTTTGATGCTCCTGTGGCTGACAAGGACTCCCCAACAAGCTTTCCGGACTCAAAATCTCTCATAACTCCATTTTTTCCAGTAGTTTCCATTTCTTTAAATTCTTCTTCTGTGATTTTATGATCAAAATTTGCAGTTCCCATACTCTGTTCAAATATATGAGCAATTATGTGTTCTGATTGCCTCTCACCTAGCTTCATGTCACCACTATCATTCATTAATGCTATTTTTCTTGATCCTTTGAAGATAGGTATATGAATAGCTGCACCATAATCAGTCTTCTTCTGAGCAATTGAACCATCAGTGCATTTATAATCTTTACGAAATTTCTTCTGTTTGTTCTCAAACTCATCCAGAATCTCTCTCTCAGACATTTTCTTGCAATTTCTCACAAATTCTTCTTGAGCTTCTCCATATAGATAATGTATTTCCTGAATATCCATCTCTGGATGTTTTGCATAAAACTCCATAACTCTTTCATCAATCAAATACTTTTTATCCTCTTCCCTGCATTTGACTGGGTTTTCTTCTGCAATTCTGATGCATTCTACCATCTGATTTATCACTCTGAGCTCGTAGTCCTTATCTCTTTTCTCTATCATTACACTGTGTTCATTGATCAGCTCTTCTATTATGCTCATTCCTAATATAGCATAAGAACATGCTTTCCTCATCTTTGACATTTTTGGTCTAACTGCTCTTTTTCCGGTGATGACAGCTGAGCTAGGAGAAAATCCGTAGACCACGTAATCAAACTTGATTGATTCCCTTCCTCTCATTTGTTTTCTTGTTAAAACAACTCTCTGAATCTCCTTGCAATGTTTCCATAAGTTTTCTGGATTTTTTGAGGTCTTAAATTCTGTAAAGAGATTGTTATTGGCATCATACTGATCTGGAGTAGTGTCGTTTCCGCTAGAGTTTTTCGCTGATCCTGGTTCCTCTTCTATTATCCAGTCTTTGAATACCTTAGCTATGCTTGAGTCACTTGTGAATAGAGGAGCTCCCGTGAATGCTAATATGGATAGTTCATGAGCCAGTTTGCTGACTTCTTTCACAGGTTGCTTCTCTACCTTTATGATTATGTCTTCTTTAAGAAGATGTATGTCAAAAGAGTAGCTGTCTAAACCTTCTTTTGAGAATTTTTCGATCTCATAAGAAGGGCACTCAGCCTTGACTTGAATTGAGTAAGTGTCTTCTCCATGACTAGTCCAGATCCTGTCTGGTTCCACAAGATCATCGTCTTTGAGGTTCTTTAAAACATCAAATCTATTGTTCATTGAATCTAATTATTAAAATACCGT